CCGGACGCACTGGAGGGAGCGCGTGGTGAGGGACACGTTGGAAACGGTGAGGACGGACAGCGTGGGCGTGCCTTATCCTGTGGAGCGGAAGCTTTCCCGGTGGGAGGAGACGAAGCTGCACTATGGGGGCTTTGCGATGGTGGCCGTGGTCGTTTGCATCCTTATAGGATTCGGGAGGTTTGTGTACAGGCTGAAAAAATGAGAGATAAGGAAGGAGGGAAAAGAGAATGGGAATACAGATATTGAAAGTAAAGAAGAATGAGGTTTACGATGAGGTGTCGAAAACAACTTCGTATACGGGGGCGAAAATGGAAGACGAATCGGCTTACGACCGCATCTTCACCACAGAGGAGGACAAGGCCATGTTGGAGAGGTTTTGGAATGAGAGCAAGAACGCCATTGCCGGAAACCTGAAAAAGTTCCTTGTGAGTGAAACGGAAACCGATGCCACCTATACACTGACGTTGGAACTGTCGGCATCGTTTGACGAGAGCCTGCTTAAGAGCATGGAGCGCAGCCTATTCAGCTTCTTTGTGATGAACATCACGGCAAAATGGTACACCTTTACCAACAAGGAGGAAGCCACCGACTATGCAGCAGGAGCAGCCACGAACGTGGAGGACATCATGCGCAAGGCTTTCTTCAAGAAAAAGCCACGGCGACCGACGTATAACTAAATTAATACTGAAGAATCAAGAGTTAAGAACTAAAAATTACGACTATGGCAGAGAACAAAAAGACCCTGACAGTCACCCAAGAGGTGAAAGAGTTGATGTATGACATCATGAACAAATCCTACCTGACCGGACAAGCACGAGAAGCCGGAGGGATGGGTTACGAGGCTAGCTCGAACATGCAGGCCTCGGAGGACAATGAGAACAGTTACCAGTTAAGGCGCAGCCTCGCAAATTCGTTCAGCAGCCTGAAAAGCCTTCTTGGGGAATACTTGGACGAGAAGAAGAGCACCTCGAACGACATCATCCCTGAAGAGATTGACAACGACGGACAACTGGTATTGACTTTCAAACTGCCCTCGAACTACAACAACGCCTCTTCGGACAGTCTCGGGAACGGCATACACGCCTATTTAGTGGACATGGCACTGTATGAATGGTTCACTATCACGAACAAGGCTGATGCACAGGATTACCTGACGCATTCGACTGCCAGCCTTGAAATAGTAAAGCGCGCCTTATACAAGCGCAGCCGCCCTAACCGTCCGACATATGACTAAAAGCATGATGAGGTATCCGTATGACAATAGTTGCTGCGGCTCAAAAGAAAAAAAGAAGGAAGCGACCCTGACCTTCAAGCGAGCCGAGCTAATCTACGATACGAGTAACTACTCGTTTGTGGAGGCAGACATCCTTCCGGAGGGTGACGAATGCCGACGGCACCAAGTGTGCGACATCGGGCAGGAAGGGAATGTGGACCGTGTGACAAGGGTGCTGAACATGGCACATGCCGAATGCGTGGAAATGCTGTACCCTTACACGAAAGAGGAGATAGCGGACGAACAGGAAGCATTGGACGATGTACTGGAAGAGCCTGAAACCTACGAAATCAAGCTGACGCTGCCAGAAAGTTTCTCGCTGACCACCCTGCGGATGTTGGGGGCGTTGATACACGAATACTTGGTGTGCAGGGTGCTTGCCGACTGGATGAGCATCACCCATCCGGAAAGCGAAGCTGTGTGGGAAAAGAAATTCACGACGCTGCGGAACAAGATACAGACCACTCTTGTATCAAGGACCGGGAAGACAAGGCGGAAGTTGAAGCCATTCTGACATGCCATGATGATTTTATCTCATTATTCTTTCTTTAAAAATTAGCATATAAAGAGCCGGGGTGCATCACGCATGCCGGCTCTTTCGTTACAATCTTATTAACCTTAAAAACTAAACTAACCTATAAACAATGCGTTTCATCGGGGTTTGTCTGTAAACCTTGGCGTGAACTGCACGGAGCATCCATAGATACTTTCGGCCTTGTCAAGCTTGCAGATGAGTGCAATACGGAAATATTTGTAGGGTGTTCCCCGGAAGCCTCGCAGATACTTGTCGGTACTGCTCCATACGATGTGCCAGTTGAAGAGGTCGCATGAGCCATAGAGGATTTGCGATACATGGTCTTTCTTGAAGAAGCCCCGTTGGATAATGGTGTCTATCGTTTTCAGCACGTCGGGATGGCCGAGCTTGAAAGGGCGGGTGACGACAAGAGCCGTTATCCTGTCCGCATCGGAGAGTGAGAAGTTGACGAGCTTTCCGCCAGAAACCATGGCGAGTGCATCGGGGTAAGCGTTCACATTGTCCGTAATGTCGCAGTGCATCATGCCCCATGCCTTGGATTTCAGGGAATAGACATAGGCGTAGCTGACGGATGGATTGTAAACGATGATGCGTTGGTTGGCATAGTCGTAAACCATGCGGCAGCCTGTGAGGAAATCGCGGAACGGTAGCAACGAAGAATTTTCGAGCGTGATTTGTTCGTCCCCGGCAGCACGTTCATTGAATAGGCTGACAAGCTTGTCTGCTTTCGGCAAATCGGATAGGGCAAACAAATCGCGACTGTTAATACTATCGGACAGGCAGACCGCTTCCGAGCCACTGATGAGCATAATGCCCCGTGACGTTGCAAAAAGTACGGCACTGTCTATCTGTGTAATGCTGTCGGTATTGATGCAGACATCACGTGTGACGGGTTGTTTGGCAGAATAGGTTCCGGTAGCGGACACTTCCAAAGCCCAAACGCCATCGGTTGAGAAAGCATACAATGGGAACTGCCCGAACTGTCCTTGCGAAAGTGCCTTTGCGGCAGAACTTATCCCCAGAATGGTTCCTGTACCAATGGTATTGATGCCCAATACGGGGAAGTAAAAGGGATTGTTTACTTCGGAGGTGTAGATTTTGTTTGGCAGTCCTATCGTGCGTCCTTCATCAGTGGAAGCGGCGGCGGTCTCTCCCCCATCCTGTGGATTGTCCCATCCACCGAAATAGAATGCCCCATTGAGGAAATCATGCGGTTCGAGATTTACTTCGTAGCATTTGGACGGGGGATATGGCTGCACGGCAGAAACGACGGCCTTGTATGCGTTGACATTGGGGTAATAGAGGAAGAGCAAGGGTGTGAAGTATTGTGACATGGCCAGTCCCCCACCCTTGACTACAATTTCTTTCCCGTCCTGACGGATATGGTAATCGACGGTATAAAGGACAGTTCCGTCCCTTGAACCGGGATCTGTTCCTTCGCCCGGGCTGATGAACTTGTGTCCGTCTGTGAATTGAAGCATCGCCCCGGCATTGTATTCCCCATAAAGCCTCTTTTTCATGTTGGCCACATTGAGCCTTGAATTGTAAAGGAAAGAATATCCGGGGATAAGCGTGTCGTGGCTGTCATAGTCGTCGGTCATGAGTTCGCGGGTGACCAATGATTGCAGATAGTCTTCCTTGACCTCTATGATTTTTCTTTCGGTGGACAATTCTTCGATTTTCAAGCTCCGCAAGAAATAGAACTGCGCACAGGAGCGTATGTCTTCTTTTACTTCTTCTTCGGTTTTCCGTGGCAAACTGACTTTGTATTCGGAGTATCCTCCATAAATGGCAGAATAAAGACCCAAGAACTCGGCTTTTTGATGGTAGTCGCTTACGGAAGGCCTTGCATTCACCTTGCTTACGCAATACGACCCGTTGAGTCCTGAAGAAGAAAATCCTCCGCATGTGCCGCTTTGGTCATAGGTGTAAACCGGGGCAGAGATGAAGATGTCCACGGATTTGATGACATCTTTCCAAATCCTCAGTTCGTTGACGCATGAGCTGTCGACGAGGGCATAATCCAATTTGTGCAAAACGCCGCACACGCGGAGCTTCGCCGCGTTGATCATACCATCCTTTCCTGTCAGTTCGTGGACGAACACCATGGGGGCGCAATCGGAAGAGGCCACCATCAGCACGGGGGAAGAGTGCATCGTCAGGGAACCGTCATAAAGGCGATAGGCGTAGCGCACAAGGAACGGGTAGAGGAATTTGCCCTTTCCGGTGCTTTCCGTGGCAATGAAAAGGTTCACTTTTGGCAGTACCTGGTCTGTGATTTGCTTTTGGATGTTTTCGGTGGGACGATTTGGAAATTCCCGTTCGCTCCATCCGTCGAAAGAAATCTGGAATTCGTCGTGTCTCACCATTTCGCCGGTCAAGCCGAAAGAGATGTGGCATTCCGGCATGTGCGTGCCCAGATAGGAGTATTCTTCATAAAGCTCCTTCCAGAGGAAATAGTGGATACCGCTATCCGTAAGTGCCATGAACGTATTTCCTATAGCGTTGAAACCATAAAACACCTCAGATCGTGAAAATACGTAAAGTTGCTCCTCATAGAATGGTTTGTGCCCCGGGTCCCCTTTGGTAAAAAGAAGCTCGTTGGTAGCACTGTCGAGAACGATGTAATGCGTGAATTTGGAAGTCTTGTGTATGAACACCACATTAGTGGTTTCGTCAAGGGTGAAGAGTTCCTTTGGCGGCAGGACGGGTTTTAATGCACCGTCCTCGTGCACGACTCCCAAAGACATGGCCAATTCGCCATCCGTACTTTCATAGTCGGAAGGGTTGGCTGTAAATCCGTTGTATCTAATCTCTTGTATCATTGTTCAGTATATGTCTGTAAATAATGGGCAAGGCCGTGCCAACCGTCAAATCCACCGGTGCACCGCAAGAAAGTTCCACCTTGCAGAGCGATGCTCCCCCGACTTTTATCAGGGCACGGCATAACTTCTGTGACCACGCCCGAAAATGACGGCTACGGGAATGTGTAGGGAAACATGTTGCTTCGTGTCGCCCAACCGTAGGTGCATGAAATTTAACGTAGAGGTAGAATTCCCCCCCTGCGTCCATGACATCTATGACGTCCCCTTTTTGCAGGGAGAGTATTTTTACCACACGGGCTGAAATATCGATACGTCCGCCTGCATGAAAGGTTATGTCCGTTTTGCGTGTGTTTCCGAGAATACTTTGCATAGGTGAAGTTGCTTTGAGGTTGGAATATCCAGTTGGTAATAGACAGCTCCCCGCGGTGTCCTCCTGACGGATACCGAAAGTTTGACCGGATGCAGGGCCGGCAGTCCGTAGTCGAAGAATATGCGTCCGACAGAGGGACACAGGGTCTCGAATCCGACGCATTTGTATTTTTCGTTATACTGTACCTGGCAGAGTTGAGTGGGCTGTGTAATGCCATGTCCGGCCATGAAGCCGAATGCTCCGTCTTCGGTTATGCGGAACATGAAAACGGAGGCTTCCCCACTCTTTCCGGCATGCGCCTTCATGTGCCGGAACAGATGTCGGGACAATGTGATGGAGTTGTCCGCCGGATCGGCCATCACATAATAACGGAGTGACCGAATTTTGTGTAATATATTGTTTAATATCATCTTACAAAAATAAATCTTTTATGGAAGGCCGGAGGTTTAAGTTTTAACATCCGGCCTCCATTGGTTGGTTTTAATATTCCTTTCGTGAACGGAAAGATATGGTTTCGATGTAACGGAAGGAGAGCGTAGCCATCAGTGCTTCGCGATGCCTGTCGGCTTCTTTCTTCGTTCTGAAGATATAGGAACAGATTTCCATTTTATCTGTTCCTTTCGTACCTACGATGTTGGCGTAATATTTACGGCCAAACAGAAATGCGATGATTTCTTTTAATACTGTTGTTTGCATGTTTCAATACTTTTTATTTCCGTGTTTAAAACTCCTAAGCTCGTTGTAGCGCATCTTCTGCCCTACGTGCCAATGTATATCAATTCCGAGATGCATGGCAAGTCCGAATATCTTCAAAAATGCGACCTGTATCTCAAAACTTATCACCGATGCAACTATATTGAAAACGGATTCGGTAAATGTCTTGTCTTTGTATATACGTGAATATTCTTCAATCACTTCATATTCCAGGCAAGAGCCATCCAATTGGATGCCGTATACTCCATGCCAATCGAGCAGGCGTATCACGGCATCGGCAAGTTCGTCCTCGACCGTGTCTTTGATGTATTCGTCGAAAGCGACCTTGTAGGCATGTTCAGGGTCTTTTGTGAAACGCGATATGAAATCTTCAAACGGGTTCCTGAACGCGTTCATCCTTTTCCGGTCGGCTTCCAAGGCTTCCATCAGCTCGGATATGACCAGGCAGAGGTAATGTTCGTTACTGTATTCTTCTTCGTGCCAACCGTGTTCGCAGGCTGTCTTATAGGCGCGGTCTCTCAGTTCGTTCAAGTTCATGGGTCATTCCTCCGTATTAGGTAGTAAGTCTTCGATGTATGCCCAACGCTTCAAAACCAGATTACATATTCCGTTCATAAATGAGAATCCGCCACTTTGATAAAATTCACTGACGAGGAAAAAACTAAAATCCCCCTCTTTTACCTCTACGAGGCAGTTAGCGTGTTTTTTTTCAGGACGTTCGCTTGCATCATGCCACACGCTGTTGATGCGCCATGCTGCACCAGTTTTGAATGCAATCTTAATCCTACTACGCTCAATAATGCTTTTTACGTTTATTTTATCGGTAGCGTAATCTCTTGCTGCTTTTTCAATATCTTCTCGTTTCATAACTCTTCAATTTCTTGTTTAATTTTATTGATTTCGTCATCTATCTCTTGACGTATCATAATGTCGTGTCGGTCAAGAATGTCACCAATAGCTTTGAGGGTATTAACACTGTTCATAACCCAACCTGAATTATAACATTCAGATTCTCTTGGATTTCGTTCAATGTATGATAGCCTATGAGTTACTGTCCCCTCAATCTCTTTTTTCACGCTATAGACCAAATTAAGTTTGCTGTTTAGTTCTACAGCTTTGTCAAATTGTTCTTGTGTCATAGAATTATTGTATATTGAAATATTCATAATAATCAGGTTGTTTGTCAAACGGCATATTCTGCCACTCCACAGCCTTTTCTATCTGTTCTTTAGTGGAATTTCGAGGAATATAGGAATCCCATAATCTGCAATGCTTGCATAGTGTATTGTTTCCGTCTAAACTATGGCTTCTTTTACAGTGGTTTAGAGCTGTATCTTTTTCTCGCTCTTCAAAGAATATACAATCTTCTTTCGTTATCATAAATCACCTCCTTCTTTCTTCAATTCCGCAATAAGCGCATCCGCACAAGCAACTGCAAATTGAGCAACAGACTTTGGTATTGTATGTGTTTCGTTATCTTTATATTTCGCTCCCGAACAAGCAGTATCAACTTCCTCTTCGTTGCTTAGTATTCCTTGCATAGCAGCCTTTGCAATCTCATATCTGCGTTGCTCCCAGTCTACATCCTTGTGTAGTTCTTCTTTAATAAATTCGAGGTCTGATTGCACGTAGGTACACCAATCTCGCTTGTTATCGACATATTGACGCTCCACTCCTCTTTTTGTGATAATATTTTCTGTCCGTGATACCTCTATAATTTCTCCTGTTTCTTTAACCATTGCTTTCATGCTTATTTCTCCTTTCCACCTATCCCAGTAGCGCATACATCGCTGCCAGGAACAGGTAATATAGTTTTGTTTTGGTAATTCAAATCAATTTAAGTGCTTCAATTAAACTATCATTCATAATTCAAAATCTATTTTCTGTTGCAACACTTCATCGGCATAGAACTTGTCGGGAACGGACTTCATGTATTCCATGCAGTCCATGTTATATACTTCACTTATCGGCATGGTTCTATTTATTTAAAGATTCATCATAAATTTTTACGCACTCGAAAAGATATTTCGCAACACAAGGATTTACGGAATTTCCTATCGCCCCAACTCTGTGTGTCCAATGGGAAAACCCATCATCATTTCTAACAAAGCTATACGCTGGGATTTCAAGAATCCTTTTTGCGCAAGTATATCCGACACTCGTATCTGATGTCCACTTTTTAAATATCGGGTCAAACTCTCCATGTTGGCATAAGTTCCTTTGCTGTCTGATTTTGTCGGAGTAGGCAATAAGATAAAGTCTTTCCCTTTTGTGTGGGTATCCAAAAGCGTAGTTTGATATACATTGCCATTCCGAGTCATACCCGATTTTGGAAAGGTCGCATAACACTTGTTCGAGTCCGGAAATAATGAGAGCTGGCGAGTTTTCAACGATGACGTATTTAGGTCCAACTTCCCGTACAATTCTACACATCTCACTCCATAGCCCGGAGCGTTTTCCCTTAATACCTTCACGTTTTCCGGCAAGGCTGATGTCTTGACACGGAAATCCTCCACTAATGATGTCCACATATCGGAATCCTGTTGCCTTTGTAATATCTGTATGTCTTTCTGCATTAGGAAATCTTAATTCTAATATTTTACCTTGATACTTTTCTATTTCACAATTCCAAAGTGTTTCTATACCTGCCATTTCAGCCCCATTCTCAAAACCTCCAATCCCGCTGAACAAGCTGCCGTGTGTCAACTTCCTATCCATCGATTCCGAACTTAATCTTAATCAGGTTGATGATGGCTTTATATTGCTTCTCGTAGATTGTGCCTTTATGCGTCTCCTCTACTTTCTTCTCGAACTCCTCCAGGCTTCCACGGAAACAGCCGCAGGTTATTTCGACTTTATTTCCCTTTGTCTTATAAGCATGTGTATGTCGGTTGCATGAACCGAAACAATCAAAGCCACAGTGCATGTGATTGTTCTCAACCCGAGCATTGCCGTACACCTGAGCATCGCCGGACACCCGAGCATTGCCGTACACCTGAGCATCGCCGTACACCCGAGCATTGCCGGACACCCGAGCATCGCCGTACACCCAAGCATTGCCGTACACCTGAGCATCGCCGTACACCTGAGCATCGCCGGACACCTGAGCATCGCCGTACACCCAAGCATAGCCGTACACCTGAGCATTGCCGTACACCTGAGCATTGCCGTACACCCAAGCATCGCCGTACACCTGAACATTGCCGGACACCCGAGCATTGCCGTACACCTGAGCTTCGCCGTACACCTGAGCATCGCCGTACACCTGAGCATCGCCGGACACCCAAGCGTCGCCGTACTGAGAAAGGTTATCTTCTTTTTCCACATACCCACCTAAATCACCCTCATTGGCATATTTGAAGGATTTGGTACACTTGATTTGGAACAGTTTGATTCCAAAGGCATTTATCACGAAGTTGTCTGTAAGTTCAAATTTCTTTTCCATCACTATTTCTGTTTTTCGTTAAAAATAAATTGTCATACCACTTTTTTCCTGCGGTTCCTCCACACGGCCGAATACGACATCCCCATCTCACAAGCTTGTTCCCTGACCGTCATGCTGCGGTATTTTAGGGCATGGTATTCTTTGGCTTCCGGATATTTCTGTGTCAGGCCGTAAGCGGATGCCTTCTGGTAGATGGAACTGAGTGAATGCCGGGACAACCAAACGGCAATGTCATGCGTGGGCATGAAGCCGTAGTTCTTTTCCAGGAAGTGGAGTTCGGCAGGCGTCCAATGGTTTTTAGAATTGTGGTTCATATACTTCCTTCAAATATTTTTGTAAAATTGCGTTCTTCGAATATCCAATCGAAATCGGCGGGCATCTTCCGGCGTGCCGTGCGCCCGTTGAGGAAATCGCTGTTCATGGCGTTGCGTATGGCTGAAGCTATCTGTTTCCGGTCGTAGCGACGGACCACGTTCTCCAATTTCCGCATGCGTTCCTGAGTAAGTACTTTCACGGGCTTGATAGAGCTGTGGTAGTAGGCGGTCATGTCGTTGAAGTACTTGAAGGTCATCAGGCATTTTTCTTCCACAGTTTTTTCAGGTTCCTCGCACGTGTTTGTTTCTTTGTTTTTTTCTTTATCTATTTCCTTTTCTTTCCTTTCCTTTACTTTACTTTCCTTGTTATCACTTTCGGATGGCTCTGTTATAAGCATGTTATCGTTTTCTGATAAGTTACTTATAAGTTGGTTATCTCCTTCTTGCCTACCGGTCTCCTTTTTCCACCTCTTTTCCATGGCTTTGCGCCCGGCTTCGGATTGCCGTTTCGCCTTTTCGTCCTTTATGGCCATTCTCCGTTTGAAACTTTCGGAGTAGAAGTACTTACCGTCTTCGGTAAAGACAAATAACCCGAAATCTTCAACTACGGACTTTATCAGGGAGGCATCCTCACGAAGGTCAAAGGCTATCATATTGTAATCTTTGACACTCATGTAACCCGGCTCTTCCCTCAACCGTTCAAGGATCATGAAATAGACACCGTAACCGGCTGCCTTGTGGCGCATGCGCAGCCGTATCAGCTTGTCGCTGTTCCGTGCGTTGCTGTCATGGCTGAAATAGTTGTTTTCCATCTTGCCCATATCTCTCTGTGTCGTTCAGGTACCGTTCCACTTCGCGGATGAAACCGTCAAAGGAGCGGCAGACCACGTATTTATACTCATCATTTTTTGTAATGGCCGACTGCCACCATCGTTGGCTGTCATTTTGCCTGCCTTTCATCGTCTTCATTTCGATGAGCAACGCTCCAAAGCATCGGTTCCTTTTCAGGAGGACGAGGTCGGCCACCCCGGCCACCACTCCTTCGGCTTTCAGCCGTGCGCCGGTCACTGCGTCGCGCCGTCCACCGTTGGGGACTGCGAAAAGCCGCCCCTTCAAATGTGGGTATTTGAGGTTGAACCACCGCACACAGGCCACCTGCAAGCGGTGTTCCTCGTCGGATGGGGGCCGTAACGTCCCGTTTGTTCGCCGTGCGGATGGCTTGTTGGCTGCGGCCAACAGTTCGTCAAGCGTCATCCTCTTCATGGCCGTGTGTTTTATCTATGACCGCATCTTTGAAGCCGGGCGAACTGATCGTCACCTTCTGTCCGTCGGGTATGCTGTCGACGAACCTTTTTGCGGCTTTTTGGATTCCGGGGCTTGCGCATATCTTTTTCAAGTCTTCTTCCTTGTCCTTTTGCTCTTCCGTGCTGTAGAGGAAGACGTCCATTACCTTTGTCTCCTGCAAGGCTTCGCACTCCCAGTCGGCCATGGAGCCTTTCATGTATTCATTGAGCCGCTTACGTGCATGGTCGATGTCGTTTGCCTGTATGAGGTAGAAGAAAGCCTGTTTCTTCTCCGCCCCGCTTTTTTCGTCAATCGTGATGAAATTGACTTTGGCCTTGTACCACTTGTCTCCGTCGGCAGTTTCCACCAGTTCGGAGTATTTGGTGATCTTCTCGGAAACCACCTCGAACTCGCCGCTGATAAAACATTTCATTTCTTCGGTGACGCGCTTTTCTGCTTCTGTGAATGACAGGGCATCCACGATATACAATTCCGTCACTTTCTTCTGCATCCCGTTTTCCAATGTCTTTTCGTAGCGGATGCCACATTCAAAAAATCTCATTTCAATTTGTTTTTAAGTTCCATACTGGGTTTGAATTTCACAGTACGGCGGGACGGGACGATACATTCCTCCCCCGTGGCGACAATACGTGCCTTCTTCTCCTTGGCTTGCCGTACCATAAAGGTGCCGAATCCACGGAGGTACACGTTATTGCCTTTTGCGAAAGCCTGTGAGAGAATGTCCATCATGCTTTCGACAGCCTTTTTGGCTTCGGAGCGTCGCAAGCCTGTTTGCCCCGTGATTTGCTCAATGATTTCTTGTTTCGTCATTTTCTTCATGTTTTGAAAGTTTTTTATTCAGCGTCCTGATTTAAGAATATTGATACCAATTCATTAAAATACATTTCATCAGCAGGTATGTCATCGTCAGCGTTCATTATCTCGGCGGCAATGGACTTCTTGCGATGAATGAGCGAGTAGACGGTCTGGTCTATCGTTCCCCTGCCAAGCAGGTAGTAGCACGTCACATTGTCCTTCTGCCCTATGCGGTGGGCACGGTCTTCGCACTGGCAGCAGTCGGCATAGGTCCAGGCCAATTCGATGAAAGCCACATTGGAGGAGGCCGTGAGCGTCAATCCCACTCCCGCCGCCTTGATGGAGCAGATGATGAGCATCGTGTCGGGATTGTTCTGGAAGGCATCGACGGATGCCTGTTTGTTTGCCGCCGTGTCGCGCCCGGTGACTGTAACCGCCTTGGGGAAGAACTTCAGCAGTTGGTCGACAACCTCATGTAGCGAGCAGAAGACGATGAGTTTCTTGCCGTTTTCGAGGAACGTGCGTATGAAATCGACAGCCTGTGCGACCTTGCCCAACGTGGCAAGCTTGCGCAGCGTCATGAAGCGCACAAGGGCTTCCATGCGCATCTTGCGGCGTATCTCCCAGTCGGTGCACCCGGTGTACTGGCTTAGGTAGGCGGCAAGGTCGGCTGCGGCAAGGTTGTATTCGGGCATATTACTGATGTCCACATAAAGGTCTACACGTGTCTTGTCGGGGAGCTGCGGCAGCACCTTGGCTTTCTCGCGGCGTATCATGCAGTTGGCATACAACGTGTCGCTTAGAACGGAAAGAGGGATGGCCGGTTCGGCTTTTTTGTCTTTCGGGTCTGTGCAATAGTCGGCCATGAACTTGGTGCGTCCGCCGAACTCCTGAAGCCTGCCCATGATGGAGAGCTGCGCCACCAAGTCTTCCGGGCGGTTGACGACCGGCGTTCCGGAGAGGAGGATTATCCATTCCTTACCCGTTGTGATCCCCTTTGTGAAGATGGTCTGCTGCGCGGCGGGGTCTTTGACGCGGTGGCTTTCGTCGATGATGATGCTCCGGAACATGCGTATGTGGGGGCAGAAGACGACATCCTTCAGGCGGAAGGACTTTCCTCCTTTTATTTTTTCTCCGAAAGAACCAAGGCTGCGCTCGGCATAGCCGGAGCAAGCTCCGCTCTGCCCTTGCTGGCACTTGATGTCCCACACGAAGAACTTGCGCAGGCTCTCGTAGTTGACCACGGCCACATGGTACATCGCCATCTTCAGGAGGTACGGCCATGTGGTGCGTGTGGAGTTGTCGAGGACGAGTGCCTTTTTGCCGGTGAACTTTTCGAACTCGCGCTGCCAGTTTATCTTGAGCGAGGAGGGGCAGATGACAAGACAGGGGTATGCGTCTGCCGTGTCTACAATACCGATGCTTTGCAGGGTTTTGCCCAAGCCCGGTTCGTCACCAATAATGAGGCGTTTCTTGTCCAAGCCGTAGGCGATGCCCTCCCGTTGGTAGGGGTAAGGCTCGACGCGGAGACGGTGTTTCAATCCCGCAGTCATTTCTTTGGCCTCCATCCGTTGAGTTCGTACACGCGGTCCCGGGCATCCTGTTGGGTGTAGAAGACGTGTTCACCGGCCACGGGCGCGGCGGTCCCCCCCGTCCCGTCTTCGTTGTCGTGGCGGCGGTAGATGCGGAATGTGCGTCCGCGGCGCATATAGAAATATATTCCTGCTTTTTCCATGATTTTCAGTTTATTTGAATTTTTGAACTTCCTCGATCAAGTCCTGCCGGTCGATGCCGGACAGGTACTTGTGGAGCACGAGGTTGACGCAATTTTCGTAGAACGCTTCGAATTCGTGCTCGTCCATCGCGGCGAAGGATATGCTGCGGTACTCTATCTCACGTTCGCCAAGCTCGTTGACTGACGACGTGAAATATCCGAGGTCGCGCTTGAAGCGGCGCAGCATGTCGTCCATGCTGCGTATGGCCCACCGCCCGACGAGCGGAAAAGGCAGGTTGTCGAACGTCAGCCGGACGAGCGCAAAGAACTTCTTATGGAACTCGTAGTTGCGCGGTTGGCTGACACGGCAACGGACGGTGGAGCCGACACGCAGGCGCTTCTTCAGGTCGTAATCGCTCTCATAGAGCGGCACAAGGCCATAGGGGGTCACACGGCAATAGATGTCCATATCACGCTATGTTTTTAGGGGTTAACAGCCACCACTGGAAAGCAAGCTCCTCGTACTTCTCCCGGCCACGGTTGTATGTCCCGTCGCCACGGCTGATGAACTTCTTGAACACCCGGCAATTCTTTTTGCTTATGGCGTAGATGAAATCACGGTCGCTGCGGGCGATGTCCATGTACCATGCGCGGGAGCGGTCCCAGTCGAAGAAGTCGAGGGCTTCGTCAAACTCCTGCTGCGAGGCGGCGAACGTGGTTTTCAAGTCGCCGCCGAAGCCGAAGGCCGGCAGGTACCAGTCCCACTTGCAACGGGTGTCGAGCGAGAAGGGGTATTCGCAGTAGCTGAACTGTTGGGCGCGGTTGACCATGAAGCGTTGCGTGTCGGCCAGTTCCAATACCTTGGCAAGAAAGGCGTCGCGCCGCGCCTCCATGCGCAGGGCTTGTTGCATTTCCTTGGCATGGAGGAACTCGCCATCGGTGTATTGCACGTCATCCACAGTGAAGCGGTAGTAGTCCACGCGGTCCGGTTCGGTGATGAGGGCATCGACCAACGTGCCGAAGCGGAACGCCGCCTCGCGGTCGCCGAACTGCTGCCGGGGATGGAGTATGTCGCGCAGGGCTGTGAGGTCGGAGTTCGAGACTTCCGTGCGGCTGTAGTATTCATCGGGATTGTGGTTCATGATTATTTGGCTTTAACTTCGTCCACGTATTCAACGCTTTCATCATTGATTGTCAAGTCTTCCTTGTTGGCGAGCTTCTCGCAGAAGGCGATTTGCTTCTTGAACATTTTGGCAAGTTCGTCCACGGAGAGCGTGCAGCCCTCCTTGCTCCACCACAAGGAGAGTATGGGCATGATGCCTTCGGGGTTGAGCAGGTTGATTTTCTTTGTGACTTTCGTCTTGGGGGCATAAGTGGCTGCGACTGCCTGGCTGTCGAACAGCGATGTCATTTCAGCGGTTTTCCGTTCCATTTCGGCCTTGCGCCTTTCCTCGGCCTCGCGTGCGGCACGTTCCGCTTCAATGCGCTGTGCCTCGGATTTCTGGCGTGCTTCCATTTCGGCCTTGATGCGTGCGGCTTCTTCGGCATTGGCCTTGGCCATCTTTTCCAAGTTGGCTTTCTTGGAGGGCAGGCGATCGAGAATATAATCCGCCGTCTGGCCTACCTCGAAAGCGTACTGCTCGGAGAATTGTCTGCCAAGCCGTTGTTTGGTGTCGGCTTCCACTGCCTTCACTTCGGTAATATCCATGCCCGCAGGTATGCGGACACAGGATTTAAGGTTGGCGAGCCAGCCCGAAGGAAGCTCCTTGTCAAATCCCTTGATGAATGCAAGGGACTGTTCATAGGTGTCGAGCGTGACGTTGTTGTCTGTTGCGGTCAGCTTGTCGATGTTTTCATTCACAAGCTGCTGGAATTGCCTCTTGAAATCGTCCTCCACGTCCTGCCGGAACCTTTGGCGTGCTTCTTCTGCCTGGCGGCGAGCCTCTGCTTCGCGGAGGCGTTGTTCCTCCTCGGCGCGTTTCTTGGCCGCATACTGGTTGCGGAACTGTTGGAGGTCGTAGGCAACGGTGCCCGGCTTGGTGGGGTCTATCTCGTTTTCCATCGTGGTGAACGCCGACCGCACCTCGTCGAACAGCTTGGTGACGGGCGAGCGGCGTTCGTTCATGACCTTGACCGTGCGCCGGGCCTTGTCGATAAATGACGCGGCTTGCCGGTCGAGTTCGTCATTCATGCCTTGCGTACGCACGGCGTTGAGGATGGTAAGGCCGAAGTCGATGCAGCGGTCGTGGGAGTTCTTGTTGTCGTTGTAGGACTGCGGCGCAGCCTGTACGATTGCCTGTATGTTTTCCGGCTTGATGATAGCCAATTCTTTGTTGTCCATATTGTTTTCGTTTTGTTGCGGACGGCATGGCGGGGTGTCCGCTTGTTGTACATACCTGTGAAGTTTGTCGCAATGCAGCCCGTTGATGCCCTTGTGGGTGCGGGCGCATGAGAGGCATTCCTGCGGTGGGAGATGCTTAGAAGGCATCGTCGTTGTTCCCGTTTGCCTGCGGGTCCACCGTCACGCCTGCGGACATGTCGGGTGCAGGGGCGAATGTCTTTTCTTCCTCCGGCCGGGGCTGTGGCATGCCGGTTGCCATTCCCCCGTAGGGGTCGAAGCCGGGCTGCGGCTCATCGGCCACGTCGCTTTCGAGCTGTGTGCCCTTCCCGATGGCTATCTTGGGATAGGTCTTGAAGGCGTGTTTGACGCACTTGGCCTTGAGGAAGCCGGTATCTATCTGCCCGTCGCCGGAGGTGTAAAGTTGGTTGGGGTTTTCCACGTATCTTTTTTCAGTGTTGTCCCAATAACGGTTTGCCTTGCCGGAGAAGTCGGACAGGCGTTTCCAGTCGGCTTCCGTCATGACGGAGTAGTCGACCGTCCCGTCCGGCCGGGTAATCTTCAGGAAGCAGGCGATGATGCGGTTGGACTGGCGCGGGATGCGGCAGCAGTAGTTGACGTACTTGCGCCCGTCCTTCTCGCCAAAGGAGAACTCGTCGCCGTCATAGACAATCACGGGGTTGTCGGCGTGGAGTATCTGTCCGGCCTTTGCCCGCAGTACCAGTTCGCCATAGCCGGAAATGGTGAGGTTGCAGCGTGCCTCGTAGACGTTGCCGCCCTGTGCGTTCTTGCCTATGCAATAGTTGCGCGGAAGGAGGTAGCACAATGCCTGTGACCCGGGTTCGAGGGTAAGCCCGCGCACGGCAAGGTCGATGAAGGCGAAGAAGACGGACATGCCGGTGCATGCGCGCAGCCGTTCGTTGTCGCGCAGTTGGTTGTTGAAGTACATGGCCTCGCGCTCGTAGGCTCCTTCCCCGCCCTCTTTCCAGATGGCGTTGTAGACGGAGATGAACTGACCGCGGACGTAGTCGTTACGTATCACTTCTGTGGATTTGAGCGACTGGATGGCTTGCGCCTGGCTTAATGTTTCACTGTTGTTCATAATCTTTCACGTTTATGGGTTATAAATCGAAATAGTCTTGTTTGGCCTGTTGGGCTTTCCTTAATTCGCTGACAAAATATTCAACCTTGCCCGGACGCTTGTAGGGGGTTATCTTTCCTTGCCTGCGCCACCGGTCCACGTTTCCGCGCCCGAACATGGCGTAAGCCTTGCGTTGGCTCACGGTTTCGGGGTCGTCGCGCTGTTCCTTGAGCTGGCGCACCACTTCGGCTGCCACGTCGCGGACGAAGGTGGCGTAGGAAACGGACTTGTCGGGGAAATCGAGGGTAAGCATGGGCGGGGGGGGTTAACGGGTTTCACGCAGTTCCTTATAGCTTATGCGGAGCATCTTCCATGAGAGGATGATGAACACGAGGCTTGTCAAGATGCCGGGGAAAGAGGCGGTATGCCCCATCAGGATGTGGATTGCCGCACCTGCGGTGACGCAGAGGAACATCAGGGCGGCGATGATGAGTTGCGCGGTGGCGAATGTCTTTTCCATGTCTATATTCATTTATTGTTTTCTTGTGTTCCCGTCCCGGTAAGTTCAACCGGGCGCGGAAGGCTTTGGCTTCACGGGATTTTCTTAACTTTGTGGTGTCTAATCAAAAAATCAAGAAATATGAGCAAGTTCATCAAGGTGGAGTTGGCTGATGCCAAAGACCCTAACGGGATGGTCCATATCAACGCAGAACAGATAAGTCGGGTTTCCAAGTTGGGAGGAAAGGCCAAACTAAGATTAAGCAGCGGTGACATCTTGGAGTTGAAATCTCCCGGCTATGCCGAGCTTGCAGCATTGTTGGGATTGCCATCTGACTCGAAGGAAGGATAA